ATCCATAGTCCCTTGGAAACGACCTTTACTATAGTGGACGCCTAAATATTTAACTGTCACTTCCTCGGTTACTTTAATCCCGACTATATCACCAAAACCGCGCATGACCTTATCAGGATCGAAGGTCCTGTCTAACATTAATACTGTATCATCACCCCAACTTAAGACATCCCACTTATGACCTATTAGGCCCATCATCTTCTTCGGATCTGTATCGGTAACCCTTGAAAGTACTTCGCACACGTTCAGATCATTACCTACCGTATTCACAACGCTAGTAAAACTAGCTCCAGATGTCATAATTGGTGCGCCTTCGAATATGTACGGTCCCTTCCGTGAGAACGTCAATATGGGCATGTAGTACTCAGTTAACAGGTCGCCCATTGTTGCTTGATCACCACCAACGATTTTGTTTATTACTTCTAAAATCTGAGCCCCTCTTGGATGTCCTTGACTCTGATCATACTTACTATAATCAAGCGGAAGGACATGCCAACCTTTCCGAATAGCTGTATCAATTCGGTTTCTGATCACATTCCTGTCCTGGTTATGCATTGGTGTTTGCAATATCAATTTATTCATCAATTTTACTACCCTTCTATTTCGCGCGACAGCAACCTTCGGTGACATATATATGCCCCGCACTCTGGGAACAAAATTCTTGGAATAGTACACCCTATCTCCAATTAGTAGGGGCATGGTCTTCTCTGTATGTTGATACCTTTCCGCATAAGCCGTAAAAGGCTCACCGTGAAGATCACTGAGAAATTGGACGATTTCTTTGAGTGACATATGGGCCGACTCACCACCTATGTGCAAGGCTACATGCAGGGCTAATAGTATGTCGCTTAGGTTTCGATCTCGTGTCGCAACCGGACATGGCCAACCCACGTTACGCATTCTGGGTAACGTCATCGGTATTGGTGTCTTTAGATTCATTTTTAGGCGTTCTCGTATCTTCACATAATATCCATATATCGCTTCTTTTACATCGTCTGGATAGATGTGGTTGCTATTTCCTTGGGCTCCCAAATCACCGAGTAGATCTAAATCCAAGGCACCCGGTTTAGTGACGCTTAGCGCACATGTGCTGGAGAGTCCCTCTTGGACGTCGTAATCGGTCATTAGCGGACGTAGGCCGTTAGCATAATCCATAAACATATGCACGAATTCCGCCTGCTGATCCATCCTTTCGTTCAGAGTTATATTCTTTCTCATAATCAAATCCTTATACCTCTTATCCATGTATCCGCCCTTCTGCACTAGACGTCCTCGTGTGGTTCCCCTCAAACCACCCTCAAAATCTTCTGATAAATCCGATATGATACTATCAAAATATGGCGTATTTATCGTACTATTCATATCGTTTTAGTATTGGTTGGTGTGACATCTTTATTGGGATCCTCTGGCGTCTGGTCTTTGTTGTCATTTCGTGATGATCGTTCTTCATCATCCTCATGACTGATAGCTCCTTTGATAGTACCATTCGTCGATGGTACACCTGGTACAACTCTCGTTGGTGTACCAAGAGCTCGTTTATCACCGACCTCAATCTCATCGATCAGTACTGCGGGATACGCAGCTACAAAGGGTGCTACATAAATAGATAGTTCTGATGGATCTAAAGTACCCTCTTCGTACACCGGAAATTCGTTATGGTTCCAGATGTAGTGAACACTCTTGTGATCTGTGAAGTCGAAATACATCACATCACCTGAAAATTGGTTTTTCGCAACCTCAAGTGGAATTCTTAAAGTAACAGCCAGCTGTTCTGGTGTATGTATATATCTAATTTTTCCAAACTGACTCAAATACCTGAACATTCCAATATCACGTACTTTATTCAACGGCAATAAGCGGGTAGAGTAGACTACTAAATCATGGTCGAGTAAATTTGGCAAATTAGCTCTATATACGTAATCAACCTCAACATTTTTGGCGAAGCTGAGAACCCTCGTGTTAACATTTTCAGGTAACGGAGTATCCAGAGACGATCCTTTTATGATTGGTTGTTTAGCGTATTCAACAACACTCCAGTCATGAGGATTAACTATAACACGTTGTTCTGAATCATATACTTCATCACGCAGGAAGAAGTCAAAATTGACGAAACCTTCAGAAACACTATGGTTGATTATATGGGCGGGCTGATTCAGAAATCTACTTCGTTCTAAACTGCCAAAACTCTTATACTTACCTAAGTAACCCCACACGAAATCAGCGATCTGTTTTTGTTGTACAGGATGCATTTCGGTATATAAAATGCGATCCGATTGGAGCATGTTCTTTAATAATGCGGCTGTATCTAAAAACGATTCAAAGATAACCGACGAAATGG